ATGCCAGTGCTTGCAATTTGAAATGCTGGGTCCATTGACAGGGCTGACACTGCTGTCATGCCAGTGCCATGGACATCAATCTGGGCTGGCGCTCCGTTCAACGTGATCAGCACTTTGGTCTGCCCACCCTCGGGGTAGACCATGACGCTGTACCGCTCACCCGAGATGACAGGCATCATCTCCAGGTAGAAGTCCGTCACGGGGGTAGGCAGGATCTTGCCCACCAGCCGCAACGGATTGCGCTTGCACAGCCCTTCAACGGGACTGCTCCAACCGTTCAGCTGCTGCTCCCCCTGACCCGTTACCCGCAGGTGCTTGGGCTGCTGTGACACGCCTTGGATGAGCGTGTCGATCTTCCCTTCAACAGGACCGCTGGGGGGCTTGCTGACTTTGCGGGTCAAGTTGGATTTGCTTCGCATCAGCGTGTCCTGAAACGGGTGCCTTCAGCTGGGATGTAGCCAAGTCCGCTGCCCATGCCCCGGTCGTTACCCCAGAGCAAGTTGTTGTTCAGGTGACGCTCCTCGTCACGGATCAACATGGCGCGGGCGTACTCCTCATCCTGTGCCGTGTAGGTGTAGATGATGTTGGAGTTGACGTACCTATCGCTGTATATACGAGCAGCACGGATGGTGACGTACTGCTGTGCTGCATGTGGCAGGTGCTCCCACGGCAGTTTCATGACAACGCGATCCACTAGCAGTGGGCCTGTCATGTCTTTGCCAAAGTCAAACACCCGCTTGAAACGGTGATACACCCTGTCACCCCTGGCCACGTACTCCATGTCGGGGTAGCGGTTCGGGGAGAAGATCACCGCCAGTGCGTCGTCACTGATCGGGAACTGGTTTGTGGTGTCCTTCTGCAACTCCACGTTGCGGTCGGTGTTCCAGCTCCAGCCCTCGGCCTGCACATCCCGGCTCACCTCATGCAAGGTGCGGCGAGCCAGGGCGCTGTCGGTGATCTCGTTGACCGTGATGTCACTGAGGCGATCGATCGGCGCTTCACCGATGACGCCAAGCAGCGTGTTGATCGCCTCCAGTTCTGTCATCAGATCACCAGGGTTACGTCGGTACCAGTGCCAGACGTTGCCAAGGCAACGGTGATCACATCGCCAACCTTGTAGGCGCCAGTGCCAGGGCTCTTCACCACGGCACCAACTACCACGCCACCAGCAGCAACGAGGTCAACGGTCAGACCAGTGCCGCCGCCACCTGTGGTAGCCAGGGCAGTCTTGGCAGTAGCACCGCTGGTGCCGTTGCCAGTCACAGTCAAGCTGCGGCCAGCTGCCAGGTAGGCCAGCATTACGCCGTTGGTCTGGGCGCCACCGGGGCCAGTGATCCCGTTCACGCCAGCAACTCTGTAAGTCGGGGGGTTCGACACGGTGCCACCGTCAGCACGGGTGCCGGTTTTCAGTCCAGCGGCGAAAGTGACAGTGGGCTGGCTAGCCAGTGGGTCAGCGGCTTGGATGTCCTGCCATGCCCAATCAATGGTCGTCTTGGTTGCTGGTGGATTGATCGTGGTGATTGTCGCTGCCATAAAAAAAGGGGACAGGTAACTGCCCCCCATCTTGCCAATGACTGAGACGGTTAATCCAGGTCAAGGCAAGGCCAAGTTCGGCGGATGAAAAGCAGTTGCTTTATCATCAACCGTTGTGGATCTCCACGCACGCCTCAGGGCGCAACGGGCCAGCGCCATACGCCATCCGCGACACCATCAGGGTTGCTTGGTACATTACGTTGTAATCATTACCAGTCATTTGCATAGACAAATCACGCAACTTGACCACGCCAACTGCACCCTTCTGGAACGCAAGCATCTTGGTCTTGCTCATGTCCACAGACGACAGCACCGTGTCAGTGCCGCCAATCGTGTAGCCCTGTTCACCAGCCCTGGCAACAACGTTGCCTTGCTGAATGTGGTTGCTGCTGTAAATGTTGAATCCAGCCAGCTTGGAGATTTGGCCATCTTTGTAAGAGCCATTAGCACCTTGCTGGTTGAAGTCGAAATTCACGGCTCTCGAAGATTGGATCAATGTGTAATACACATCGGGCGAACATACGAGAACGCGGCCATCAGCAGGGATGTCCTTCTGATCCAGTGCCTGGGCGGCAGCGAACACAGAAGCAACAAGGTCGTCCGGGGTGGGAGTTGCCTTGTTGATGTCAATCCGGGTACCAACGCGATACGGATCGTCAGGACTCAGGCCCGGTGGCAGGTTGGCCGTCAGGCCGCTGGTGCTGATGCGAGCAGCAAGAGTGATCACCCGTGCCAAGCGCTTGTCATAGCTCCTGGCCATGGCCCTGCCCAGCTCGGTTGAGTAGATCGAGCGGATGTCGAAGTGGGACTTGGCTTCATCCAGGTCGTAGATCGCAGCGTCGGCAATCAGTAGATCGTCGATCTTGATCACGACCTCGTTCTGGGCCATGTTGCCTTGGCCTTCGATCATTTTGCCGGGCACGTGGTACCGGCTGGTGAAGCGACCAGTGACAGGGAACTGGGCAGACTTGCCGTTCTGAATTGAGCGACTCTGGACTAGGCCGTCAAAGATGCAGTTCCGAGCAAAGGCTGTAAGAACCTCCCCACTAAAGACCTTGAGGAACAGGGCATTATCCTTGGTCCAAGTGCCCGAGTCGTTGTTAATTACGCCGGGTCTTGACAGTGTTACGTCAGGTGCAGCCACCTTCGGTCTCCTTGTTGATGAATGGTTTGCTGTTGATAAACCGTTGAGGCGTCCCGCCTTCACCAACGTCGCTTCACAGGGGTATCGGCGTACCGGCCCTGAGGCAGATCACTGGCTGGTTGATCTGCCTGTACTTATAGCGCGACGCTTATGAGTTGAACAACTCTTCTGGGCTGGCACCAATGCGTCGCTCCACATCCCGCCGATAGCCAGCATCGTGTTCATACCGTGGATCCATCATCGCCTGCTGGATCTGGTACTTGGATGTGTAGGCTTTTACGTCATTGCTTGGGGCACGGCCACCTGACAGCTTTGGTTCATACCCATTGCTCATCATGAAGTCGTACTGCAGTCCCTTCAGTTGATTCAGGATTGCGCCTTGGTCGCCACTGTTCAACGCAGTGTTGAATGATGTCAACCTTTCCTCGGGCAGGTTCTGCGATGCCCAGCCAGCAATGCGCTGGTACTGCTGCTCACCACCGGCCTGCTGCATGATCCGCTCCCGGATCTGCTGCGCCTGCTCCGTCGTTACCCGAGGTTGAGACTCCTCTTCCTCGTCCGTTTCCGGCTCGGCATTGTCAACCTGATTGTCAACAGGCTGCTCCTGCTGCTGGGGCACTCCCCCCTTCAGCCGGCTGTACTCAGCCTGCAGGCTCTGGTAAGCCGAGGCCAGGTCATCAACGGACCTGTACTTCCCAAGGATCAGTTCGCCTTGGGACTCGCCAGCTGCTTCGTCGTACAGCTCAGCACGGGCTGCTTCAACCTTGGCGGACTCTTCAGCAAAGGCGGCAACCTCGGCCGGGCTGCCACTGTCAGACGGGAAGTTGACTTCAGACATGGTTGAAGCCGTCCCGAATAATCATGAAACCACCGCCAGGCAGTGGCTGTGTGTGCTCCCCCTCTTGAACTTCAGACGACGGCTTGCGCTTCTCCTCCTCTGGAAGCTGGGACTGCATCTGCTCCTCCAGCTGGACCGGCGGCGGCAGGTTGCGGCTGCGGCGTGGTGAGTCCATTGTTGACAGCTCCTTGTGTAAGTTGCTGCGCCAACTGTACCTGCTGTTGCTGTGCCATTTCAGCCTGCATGTCCTGTTCGGATTTCACCAGTCCAGCAATGTCAATCCCGTCTGACGCTGCGTACCGGCGGATCAACTCGCTCGGGTTGATGTACTGCAGGAACTGCTCGGGTCCAATGCTTGCAGCCACCACCTGCAGGAAGTCAGTCAGTCGCTGCTTGTCGTTGCCGCGGCCAATCGCTTCCAGGCCGGTGGTGACTTGAGGTTCAACCAACCCCTTGGGAACAGGGGGCAGCTCGCCACCACGCTCCATCAGGTGCATCACCCTGCGGATCAGGGGAATCTGCAGCTCGGCACTGAGCAGGCTGTACACCCCGCCGAGGCCGGCCTCCAGCATCTCGGCCATCAGCCTGATCTCGGCTGCTGTCACCCTCTCCGCATCACGCTGCATTGCCTCGTTAGACAGGAACGTGAAGTTCAATCGGCGTTCGATCAGCTGCATGGTCTGCAACGCTGTTGCAAAGTCATTGGCCTTCTGCACCTGTAGAAACTCAACGTCAGCTGCATTGCCTGCCACGATCGCTCCGTTCTCAGCGCGGGCCAACACATCAGCTCGGGTGGTGCCGTTGGGATTAACCAGGCCGATGGCCTTGGCCGCAATCAAGCTGCCCTCGACGATTGCCTTGCTCAACGACTCCAGGCTCTGCAGGTCGCCCAGCACTTCCTCAACCAGGCCGCGGCCATAGCTCTCACCAGCAATCCGGTTCAGGCGTAGCGGCACCCACGGGCTGGTCTCCAGCTTGCTGAAGCCAGCAGTGCCAGGGATCCGCTTGCCGTCGTACTCCTGATACCACTCGACAGCACGATCACCACCCTGCGGGTCGATGCTGACGTGGGTGTACAGCTCCTCTGCATCCTTGTCACTCTCGTCATCCTGGTGATCGGCACCGGCTGGCAGGTGACGTGGTGACACCAGCTCACGGATCACCATCTCCGTCACGTTGCCGTCCGGGTCACGGTCAATGCAGAAGCTGCGCAATCCGTACATCCGAATGGTGTCAGCACCGATGTACAAAAGAGCGTTGCCACCAACGATCAGGTGCTTGATCGCCTCAAACAGGGCAGGCCGTGACTGCAGCTGATCCATGCGTTGCAGGATCTGACGCTCCATGGAAGACAGCGCAATGTCCAGCTCGCTCATCAGCTGGTTGGGGTCGGTGCCGCTCTGCCCGATGTACTCCTCCAGCTGGCCGCGGTCCATCACCAACCGGAAGAACGGCTGGCTGGGGGGATAGAGGGCTAACAGCAGCTTGGCGCTGAGGTTGCTCACACCCCTGGCACCAGCTCCCTGGTAGAGGGATGGCAGCTTGTTGAACTGCTGGCCCGTCCAGCCGTAGTTCTGATCCGACTCGGGGATCAGAGTTGGGACGGTGAGCGCCGAGCAGTCAATGGCACGACGGAGGTACTGGCTGCGGAACAGTTCCAGATCACGCCAGCGGGATTGAGCGGTGTCGTTCATCAGGCGAGCTGGAGGCCAGCGAGGGGATTGGAGTTGGTGCCAAGGCCAGAGACGATGGCCAGATCACTGAGGCTGTTCTGCTGCTTCTCGGATTGAGTGGTGCGTTGATCGCCGAGGGAGACAGAGGCAGCGGACTGTTCAACGCCAGGCACGAAGGCGGTGCCGAGGGCAGAAGCAACGCGAGCTTGTTCCTGGTAGGCACGCTCTGCTGCCTGTGCCTGCTGTTGCAACAGGTTCTGTGTGGACTGCGCCTGCTGTTGCTGGAACATCATGAGGTCGCTCAGCTCAGAGACCCGCGCATCAGCAGCTGATTGGATTTCGCCAATCTGATTGCCGAAGTCCAGCTGCATCGTGCTGATTGCTTCAGCCTGCATCTGGGCGTACTTCTCCATCTCAGCCCTGGCGTCATCCATCTGCTGCGCGTACAGCGCTTTGATGGATTCGATACTGCCGTCGTTCTTGACGTTGCCATTGCCACCACCATTGCCATTGCCGCCTGCTCCACCGGCACCGCCCTGGCCAGCAGCAGTCATGCCGCGGGGCAAGACGATGGGGTTGTAGGTGGTGGTGCCAGGGGTGTAGGAGCTACCGCCCAGGGGATCCCAGTGGTTCTGCCTTGATGTGGTGGTGGTGGTACTGCCGGCGTACACCTGACCCTTGCCCATCTGCAGACCCTGCAGCGCCTGCAAGGATGTAATCGCCCTGGTGGCCGCGCCGTTGATTCCCGTGCCGATTGGCACGCCGCCAAAGTTGGTGAGGTTCCGATCGTTGGGCCCAAGGTTGCCCCTGTTGTAGTTGTTGACCAGGGATGAGCCGAGGGTGGCGCCCCTGTCGAGCGCCTTGGCCATCACCTGGGCAACGGTCTTGCCCGTTTGCTCGGCAATCTTGACGGCTTCGTTCCTGGTGACGGTGCGGCCAGCCGCCCCGACCTGAGCGCCGAGGCCAGCGTTCCGGCTAGCGGAACGGGCAGCAGTGGTGTGTACTTCCTGCGGTGTGAAAGGGCTAGTGGTTGAGGCTGTGTTGCCGGCTGGACCGCGATCGTTTGCGCGACTGGACCCACCGCCCCTGTTGCCGCCACCCTTGCCTTTAGCCATTGG